CAAAGATATATTGCCCGTTCCATTGATATATGCCTATTAACGTTGTCGGGTCGTTAGTGAATCCCCAATCTGCTCCGTAACCTAATAACTTAGCTTCTTCAGGTAGATTGTCTATTAAAGAATAATTATCAAAGACTACGCCTTGCAGGTTACCTGTTTCCCCTAATCCGTACACTCTCCACCAATTCGCCCAATAGTCGCTATGCTTTGCCTTTTCTCTGTTTAGTTCAATTTCGTTCTTAATAGTTTCGGGCAGTGCTTCATTGTCTAAGTAGTTAAGTATGATTAGTTCGCTGTCAGGTTCGGTTAATACTTCGTTATGCACCCAAAATTCAGATGTTGGATTATAGTCTAACCATATAGTATCACTTGTTCTTATTGCTAACTGGTAGTAACTTTCAAAGTCTATATTGTTTGCTTCGTTAATATAAAGTATCTCACGCCTTGCACCTCTTAACTTGTCGGGTTGGTCTACACTAAAGAACTCAATGAATGAACCGTTATTAAATGTGTAAGTAAGTAAAGACTTATTAAATTGGTTGTCTGAATACCTATTAGTCCAAACCATAATTTTAAGGAAGTCTTTAATCACACCACGCCTTAAATGTGGTATTGATTCACTAACTACGCTTATCTCTCTGTTAGGTTTAGATAATGCTGTGTTGATTAATAAAGGAAGGATGCCAAATGTTTTGCCTGCACTCGTACCACCTTGAACAACCCTCTTACGGGCTTTCATTTTTAGTAGTTTATTGATTGCTGTCGTTCGTAGAAACATCAGGAAACAAAGGTACTTCTCTATTTATATTATCGTTTTGTGTCTTCTCTACTAATCCGTTAAGACGTTGGGTAATGCTTGGATTGTAGATGCCAACTAAACCTCCAGATATTTGGTCATGCCTAATTGATTCCTTTATACGCATACAGACCTCCCCGTATTCCTCGTACCTTCTTTCTGTATTCTCAAAATAATGTCTTATGTTCAGACCTTCTGAATCCCCATAAAGTTTAAAACCTTCGTATGTCAAAGGTCTTTCCTTTTCTCTTTCAACTCTGCTTCCTTTCCCCCCTACAAAGTCCACAATTATATAAGGGTCTAATTTAGTTAGTCTTTTATAATTTTCAAACATCTCCCATAGTATTTCGGGGGTTTGTATGGTTTTATGTTTTGGCATGGCTATTAAAATATTCTTCTACTACTCCAAATAGAAATGCCTTTTCGTCTATTGATTCCATTACATAGGTTCTTTTTAGGTCAAGAGATGCACAAGGTCTTTCATCTGTTTCTTTTGCTCTTTTGGTTGCATAAGCTAATAAGTTATCATAGCTTTTTGCTTTTTCATAAATTTCTATCATAATTATAATTTTTTAAATACTCTTATATGAACTACGCTAAATAGTTCTTTAAATCCTTCTTGATTCCATTCATCAACTGCTTTTGATACTGATTCTATTCCAGGGAACATTCCATGTGGTATTTGGTATTTGTGGCAACAATCGTCAATAACTAAATATCCCCCTTTTTTTAATTGTTTCGGCCAATTATCCAAATCAGATTTAACAGTTTCGTAAGCATGTCCACCATCAATATAAACAATATCCATTAAAGGGTAAATGTTCCCTGTACAAAACTTTTCTATCAACTCCTTATCTGTGCTAAGTCCTTTAATAATTTTAGGTTGCTTTAAATTGAATGTATCGTGAAGATGTTTGATGTCTTCTGCATAGTTTGATTCCCAATGTCCATCAGTTGAATCCAAAGGAGTAACACCGTATATCTTTGCAGTTGGGTTTAGTGTTTGTATTAGTGCTAATGTTTGACCTCTGAATACTCCTATCTCTAAAAATTTAAAGTTATCTGGCAAGGTGTCGCAAATCAATTTAAACATCCAATAAAATGAACGTTCACCGAATCCAAATATAGATACTTCAATCCAATCCCTTAACGCTTTTAAATGTGGTGTTTCGTTGGTCTTTTCGCAAAGTATATTATGTATGCTTTGGTGTCTTTCGGGGGTGTCTTTCCACGTTGATATAAGTTCTTCTATTGTGTTCATGCTGTTATTAATAATATAAATTTAACTATAATATAGATGCCTAAAAATACACACCATCCTATTACTATTGACCATCCGTAATAATCTAAATCTTTTTTCATAACAGTTCGTAAAATTTAGTCATTGGTGTATGTCCGTTACCATGAATAAAGGTAGGTGTTGATTTAGTTACTGTGTTTAGTATGTATTCTGTATTTAAATAAAAATCAGGTATCCTTTGAAAATCTGATTCAGGACAAAATGCAATAGTCTGAAACACATCACAATTATAATCTAACTTTACATATTCAGGGTGATTTAAGAATAAATCTGTAAACCATACTTGGTCTACATCGTGAACAGTTAACGGATTAGTTTCTACTGCCATCTTAAATATTTCTGCATTACAAAACCAACCACCACCGTTTACAAAGTGCCAAGGGCTGACATGTTTTGGGTATCGTGCTTCTTTTTCAGGGTGTGGATAACAGGCTCTTTCTGCACTCATTAAAATACAATCTTTGTCTTTTATCTTGCTTAAAGTATTTTCCATTGTATCTAATACAATAGTGTCGTAACTATCACTATAAAAGAAGTACTTTATATCAGGATTGTTTTTAAGATACTTATAGGTTTCTAATATCTTACATCCGAAGCCTTCCCATTTATGAACTAGTATTTCATAGTCCCATACATATTTGTTTAGTGACTTTTGTAGCATTTCTGTTTTGCTTATGTCACTTGCTGTGGTTATTATTTTACAATTCATAATATGTCTTTTCCGAAAATTCTTAAAATTATTGAGTATCCATAAATTATAGTCCCACGATAACCGTTCCTCCGAGAAAATAAACAATCCTTTGCTTTTATTATTGACAAATAGTTTGATTTACGGTTCATACGGGTTATAATAAATTGGTCTTTTACCTGTTAAATATTCATGTACGGTTCTTTGGTGTTCAATATCTCCTTTTGCTGCTTCATCTCGTTTCCATTGCCAGTATGGTGTCTCTCGGTTGTCTATGTGTTCTATCTCGATATGTGGAAGAAAGCAATTATAAAACCCTGCAACCTGTGAACGATAAGAAGCTAATACATCATCATAACCGTATAGGCTTGGTTGATATAAGTAGCCTATCCTTTCAATTAAGGCTGCTGAATACATTTGACAAGTTCCAATTACGTGCTTAACCTTTTCAACTATTATCCAAGGTTCAAAGTCTTGATGTGGTAACATTACTAATTCGCTTTTATAGTCATCATTTCGCCAAGGGTTTTCAATTAGGTCTTTACGCTTTAAACCTACTATTCCAATTTTTGGGTCACGTTCTATTGCTCTATCCATTTCATCTACCCAACCTGCTGAATGAATTACACAATCGTTATCCATTTTAATTAGGTTTTCGCCTTTTCTTTTAGTCTTCCAAGCTAAGTTAATTGCTCCTGCCGTTCCTAAGTTTTCAGGTAATTTAATCACTGTAAATTCGTGGTGTCGTTCTTTGCTCATTACGTCTAACATTTCAGTAGTACGTCTACATGAATTATTATTTACAACTATTAAACGGTGTTTGTGTAAATCAACAGTTCGCCTTATTGAATATAAGGTTTGATACGTGTATTCACTCCGTTGGTTTTCTTCTGTGTCATGCACAGCCATAGCAATCATTGAACACATAATTTATCTTACTTTTAGTTTTTTAACGGTTTTTAAACAATCTTGCATATCTGCAATTAAATATTCAAATCTATACGAATCGGGAATAAATGCACCCGAAGATAACTTTGGCGTATTTTCAATTTGCTTATTCATTACTTCTTCCTCATAAGGTTTTATGTAACTTTCAAGATAATAATTTAACGCCCTTATATTTCTTTTCATGTCGTAGATTGTTTGGATTTTAGATTTACGTTTCATATATTATTGTTATCTATTATTCTTTTCATCCATTTACAAATACAATCACTACATCCTGAATCTAAAGAATACCTATACACTTGTTGACAATAGTTTTTTAAATCCCTCAAAGCGTTACCATCTCCATTAAATGTTTGTTCATTTTTATAAATTAAAAGTGCTGCCATTAATTCATCGCTTATTTCCATTTGTTTAATATTTCTAAACGTCTTTCGTTTACGGTGTCAATCAAATATCTTTTTCTTATATCTTCGTGGAGTTTACTGCTTAAATCATTCTGCATATTAGAGTTGTTTAAAAGGATTGTAGCGTATTTCTTGAAGTCTGCCTTATCTTTACACACTAAACTATTAACCATGTGATTAGAAAGGTTAGAATAAGGGTGTATATCTGATACAATTACTGCCTTCTTAGCCCATCCGCTTTCAATCATTTTTAATTCAGATTTGTTTTTATTAAAGTGATTGTTCTTTAAAGGTATTAAACTTATTGAAGTGTCGTGATAATGATTCATGTACTCATTCACGTTCAACATATCTTTTTTTAATGGGTGCTTTATCTTGCTGCTCATTTCAAACCATTCATCTGAATACTGATAACCACACAAAGTAATAGGTTCTTCTATTTCTCCCAATAGTTCTAAATCCATTGCATGAGTGCTTGAACCTTGCCACATTAATTTATTTTCTACTGTGTAGTCTTGATTGTACTGAACTTCATTCGGGTCTATTGCATTTCGGCAAACTGTAACCTTGCGCTTATCAATTCCTAACTTAACTATTTGTTCTTTTAAATGTGCGTGTGTTGTGGTTATGTGGTCAGCATATTTAAGTTGGTCTTGAATGCACTTTGAATAGTTTGTTTTTCGTGAATAACTAAACATAGGATGTCCAGGTGCAATATCCCAATGGTCATCTAAGTCCATTATAATTTTAACTCCTGCTATTTTTGCTTTGGCAAATATTGGTGAAGGGTCTAAAATATCTGATATATTACGATTAAAAACAATTACATCAAACTCTTTTAATTCTTCGATTGATATCATACCACCATCCCATTGCAGAGAAGGTGTTTTTAAAACGATATGCCCTTGACTTTGCAAAGCATTATAAGGTATCTGTAACCTGTGGTAAAAAACACCGTTGTTAAAATGTCCTACTAATAATATTCTCATTCAGTTGTTTTTTTACCTTTGTTATCGTTTGGTGGATTGCTCCGTATTTTATTCCTGTTTGTGCTGATACTTTTCGCAAACTTCCAAATTCTAAATACAATTCAAATATCTTCCTGTCGTACCAAAATGCTTCGTTTAAAGTTTCTTTTGCTATTTTAACTTGGTGTTCAAATTCTTTGTCTGCATCATAATCATACTCATTATATTTATCGGGTATTAAATTTTCTACTCTTGCATGATTCCCAAATTCCCTTTTATTTTCGTTTTGCACCCCTAATAATCCGATTACATTATCTAATAAAAATTCTTTTGTACGTGCTTTTAAAAATGGATTCTTTGGGTTTCGTGCTTCATTTATTATCATTCGGTAAATATAAAACTGCAAATAACCTTTGGAATAAATCTGCTCTAACTTATCACAATCAAACTCTAATAACTTAACCCAAATATGTTGAAACAAATCATCCGCTAAACAACCTGCTACATTGCAAGTTTCACGAATGTAACTAACTTTTGTTAAGTGTTCAATTATTTGATTACGATTCAACAGTACAAATATATACTGTTTAGTTTACTATTTAAGAACTTTTATTAAATTTTTGACTTGGTTAATGTTTTCTAAATTTATAGTTAGTCGATTGTTATTTATTTCACGAACAAACCATTTATCGCCTGTACTCCAACTATTTAATTCTATTACAATATTATTGTAACCTAATTTAATAGTATATAATGCCCATCCGTCACCTGTTTTTTCGTTAAATCCTGACTTAATTAGTTTTTTTGAGGTTATCATTTTTTTAACAAATTAATTATATCCTTCCAAAATGTTAATTTTATCTTTCGGGGTTTCTTTTTCTTTTCGGAGGTTCGTTGTATTGAGTTTACTTTTCCCATTTTGTTTTAGCTGAAAGTTGATTACTCCAAGATGTATTACTAAAATTTTTTATAATTTTTTTCTATAAAAGTTAAATAGAAATTTTGCCGCATTTGCATTATCACGCCACTCTTCAATTGTCATATTTTTACTATTATTTAATCTGTATGAATTAAGTACGGAAATAGTAACTCTAACTGCCCATTTGTCTATTAATTTCAATATTTGTTTCATATATATTTATTTTAATTATTTTCTTTATTTCGTTGAAAGCGATAATGTTTTTTAAAAGCTGTTCTTGTTGATGAAAAAAACCAAATATTATCTTCTACAAGGGTTTTATTTAAGGCTAACTGAAAATCATCCCCTAAAATCTTATCTACTTTTATAGGGAAGTATCCCATTAATAATTCTATTCCTAAATCAAAATCTTTAATACTATTAATAACTAATTTGTATTTTGAAGTCACAGTGGTCGGTTTTAAAATTTTTTCTGTTTTCATATTGTTCTAATTTTTAAGTTTTGTATTGAGTTTACTGTTCCCATTTGTATTCTTTTTCTAATTGCAGTATAACCTCTGAATTATAACTATTTTTAACAAGGTTAATAAATTCTTTAACAGTAAATTTATCTTTTTCTAAGTTAATGTTTCTGTCTTTTACAAATGATTGTTTACCCATGTTGCAACTTCCAGTTAAAGTAGTATGCCAATTATAATATTCGGTTGCTTTGTACTTTTTTGCAGTAGAATTAAAATGTTGCTTAAATTTAGCTATCCTTTCTTCTGTTGAGAGTGATTCTAATAATTTATTTTGTAATTGCTCAACCGCTTCTTTAATGGTTTTCCCATGTGCAAATTGATTTTCACCTTTGGCAATGTAACAAGGATTTAAAGTTAAATCTGATTCTAAAATAAATCCTTTGGCTATGTTATTTTTTACAGAAGTAATTATTGTTTGAACTTTGTCTATTAGGTAGATATATTGGTTGTTAATAGACTTTAATCCGTAGCCGTAGCCGCTGCCGCTGCCGCTGCCGCTGCCGTCGCCGTCGACGCTGCCGCTGCCGTAGCCGCTGCCGTCGACGCTGCCGTCGCCGTCGACGCTGCCGCTGCCGTAGCCGCTGCCGTCGACGCTGCCGCTGCCGTAGCCGCTGCCGCTGCCGCTGCCGCTGCCGTTGCCGTCGACGCTGCCGCTGCCGTATTTTGAATTTAAGGATATGTTATCTACCCTTAAGAAGTTAGCTATTTTTTCCATACAGGTACAGATTCAATGTTTTTAATGGCTTTTTCAGTACAGGTAATTATCTGAATGTAATTGCTAACTGTACTTTCTTCGTTCACTACTGTAAATTGACAGCTTTCAGGATTTTTTACACCTTCTAAGGCTATTTGCTCAATAGCATTTGCACCTGACCAATAATATAGTTTTCGGGCGTTTGTTAGTTGAACTTCTAATCCATTTTTAGCGGCTAATGTTCCGTAGAATACTCCTGCCTTGTCGGCTCTTACAATTACTTGTTTTCCAATTTGATTTTCCATTTGTTTTATAATTTAATTTTTTATATTTTGTTTTAGTTATTCGGTTGCTTTTAAAATTGGTTTATTCATTATTTCACTTTTTAGCGGTATTAAATACTCCGTATCAATATAATCTACTAATCTATCAATAGCTACATAATTAATCCATTGAGTATAACCCTCTTTTTCTAACCATAATTTTATTTTATCCTTATCTTCCATATTTTACCCCCTTACTCCACCGTTATAAGCTCTTTTTAATTTACCAAAATAAAATTGGTTTGGATAATCTCTCTTTGCTATTTGTGTAGCTTCTTTAATGTTTGAAGCGTTAATATAGATTTCACTTTGCTGACCGTTTGCGTTTGTCAAGTTGTAAAGGTTTGACTGTTCGTTTGAAGTTGTCATGATTATTTCGTTTAATTGTTCCACAAATATACAACGTCTTTTAATACGATTTACATAGATTGCTAATTTAGAATTTGTCTAAATAAAGCCCTATCCTATTGTTAAATTCAGTTCTTAATTCTATTCTTTCGGTGGTAGTGTAGGTATTGTTTAGTTCTATTAACTCCTTTTTTATTAGTTTGGCAATAATTATCTTTTCTTTTATGGTTTCGATATTAAGGTGTAATGGTGGTATTTGATTTAAACTCCTTATATATTCTTTATATTCTATTCCATATACTTTTATTAGTCCTTCATCGTACCTATCATTGTCGCCACCTTTCCATACGTTTGAATGTTCACTTTGAATATGAACGTTATGCAAATTAAATCTTATACTTGGATTGCTTGCAACTGAATATCTATGACCTCCATTTCGTTTACCAGTTGTTGCTCCAGTTGCTATACAAGGTTGGTTATGGTCTATTAATCGTGCTATATTATTTATTAAAATCTGCAATAACTTTTCCCAATCGGATTTAGTCATTATCTTTTCCTTACGTTCTGCCTTTTCTTTAACCCAATCCTTTTTTGCTTTTTTCGCCTGATTGAATTTTACTAATCCTATTGCACAATCAAATGAACAAGTTTGTTGAAATTGTCTATCGGGGGTAAATTTGGTTTTACAAGTTTTACAGAATTTCGGCTTCATAATTTCTTCCTATCCCAAACTACTAAGGTAGTTGGTTTTTTATTTTTGTCTAAATATATTCTTGTAGTAACCCATACATCTTCTTTAAGGTCTAACTTTTTTACAACTTCATATCCACGAATCCAAAATACATTAGGTATTTCATAAGGTAGTAACTTGCCGTGAGTTGAAGTGTCGCAGACTAAAAGAATAACTTGAATAGTATCTTGCTTTAGTGGTTTTCTGACTAAATAGTCATCTTGGCTATATCCGTAAAAGGATAGCATAAGTAAAAGGGCTGTTAATTTATTTTTCATTTTATCTTAAAAAGGTGGTGTTTCTCTGTCTGTAAAACTATAATCTTCTTTACTTTCAACATTCACATTTTCGGTGAATCTTTGAGTTGAACCATTAAAATATTCTTTTATAAATCCTAATTTACCGTTTCTATTTTTTGCTACTATAAATTCAGAATACATTAAATATTCCTTTTCGTCCATAGCTTTAAAATCTTCATCTGTTTCTTTGCTTTGGTCGTTTTTAGTGTAATAGCTTGGTCTATAAATAAAGCCTACAAAGTCAGCATCTTGCTCTATACTTCCACTATCTTTTAGGTGTTGCAATTCAGGTCGTTTGTCGCTTGAACTTTCATTGTTACGGTTTAACTGGCTTAAAAGTATAACAGGTATATTACATTCCTTTGCTATGTTTTTAAATTCGCCTGTAAACAATCCTATTAATTCGTTTCTATTGCCAACCTTTACTTTACCTCCGTTTAATATCTGTAAATAGTCTACAATCAAAATATCTAATTTGTTTTGGCTTTTCAATATTCGGCAATTTGCAGCAATATCAAAAATTGTAGTTCTACCATTGTCGTTTATTGTTATAGGTAACGTTTTTATCACTTTGGCTACGTTTGCTATCTCTTGCCTTGAATAGTGGCTCAAACGACCTCTATTTATATCCTGTAAGTCTAATCCGCTACCTTCTGCTAATAATCTTTTTACTAATTGGTGGCTTGACATTTCTAAACTCATAAATAAAGCCTTTTTACCTGAATCAACTGCAACCTTTAAAAAGTTTAAGCATCGGGCTGTTTTACCCATTGAAGGTCTTGCAGCTATAATTATTAAATCTGAATTTTGCCAACCTCCAGTTAATCTATCTAACATTGAATGTCCTGTTGGTATTCCTGAAACGTGGTCAGGATTCTGCATAGCAATATCAATATCGTTTTCTACTTCATCTACAATCTTGCTAAATTCTTTTTCGCCTTTTATACCTTGAATTTCATTTTGTAAGTCTAATAATCCCCTTGTTACAAACTCCTTCATTTCAAATACGTCTTTGCCGTTGTTTAAATCTGTAAAGGCTACAAAGTTTAATTCAAGTAATTTTCTTTTAAAATGTAGTTCTGCTAAAAAATGAACCTTTTGAATAACTAATTTAGAAACTACATTATCTGTTAATTTTGTTATTTCGTAGGCTAATTTAGGATTGTTTAATTTCTGATTTACTGATAGTATGTCTACACTCTTACGTTCTGATATTAGTTCTTTAATTGCTTTTAAAACGTCTTTGTGGAATGGTTTAAAGAAATAGTCATCATGTAGCATATTACCTACTTCATTTATTGAATTAGGGAATGTCATTAAAGTTCCCAAAACAATAGCTTCTAATTTTTCATCATGTGGTAATTGTATCATAGTGGTTTTTCTAAATCTTCAACGGTTAAAAATCTTGGTTTGGTGCTAACTGGTGCCACTGGTTTATTATAGTCTTTACTTGACCATGTTTCAAGTCTGTAAGATAATTCCCATGTCTTTTCAAGTTCCTGTTTAAATTTAGTATTTGATTTATTAGGTTGTGTCCAATATTTATAAAATGAATTTAACATATCTCTACCATATTTAGATTTAAAAGGTTCGAGAGTGGAAGCAAATTTTAATTTGCGTTCATCTATACTTTCCTTTTCTTTTATTTCTTTTCCTTTACTTTCCTTTATAGTATTACTATCGTAATTCGTTGGTAATACGTTCGTATTCTTTGACCATCTTTTTAATACAGATTCCCTTGCTTTTAAAGACTTTGCATTTCTTTCATCTAATCTACGTTCAACTGATTTGCTTCCAAATTCATCTTCACATATTTCAAATAAACCAAATTCATTTATTACCGATTTTACAATATTTTCATCTACTCGTAAATCGTATGCAATACACTCGTAATTCAATTGTAATACGTTCGTATTATTATACAAGTCTTCAATAATAGCCCAAAATATACCATATCCAGTTATACCATGTTTAAGCATTAATTTCTTAATCTTAATATCGTTCCTTGCATTGTAATCGTGAGAAAAGTAAAATGTATCTTTAGCCATGATTTCTTAATTGGTTTAACTCACGTTGAACAACGATAATATCACTTTGTAAAGACGTTATTTTTTGTTCATTATCTTCAAACTCTAAAGATAACATTAACTGATTGAGTTTATTTTTTAACTCTTCGATTCTATTCATAAAAAAAGCCCCCAAATAATACAAAGGCTATCAAGGTGCGGCAGAATGCGGCAAATTGCAATGTATTAAATGAGGGAC